ATTCCGGGTAAAGATATTATGGTATGTTATGTTCCAAATGGTGGATCATTCGCTGATATCAGTGATAGACTTCCTAAAGAGAACATGCCTGAACATCAGTTCACTCTTATGTGGAGAAAGAAGAGTGGAGAGATGAGGATCGAATCTGGGAGAGCCAAACCTGGCATAGCTGACAATGGTGTTTGTAGGACTGAAGGAGGTGTTTATGCCAACCTCAGTTTCAAAACATTTGATGGTCTCTGTGGAGCAACTCTGATATCGCACGGTGGTGGTTCCTGTGTTTCAGGAATCCATCTGGGTGGTGAAGCCAAAACACCCAACGGGTGTTATGGTGTGCTTACTCTCGATGAATACCGGAAGGCTGAAGAGATGCTCAGAGAACTTGATGGTGTTGTGCTATCTGGGAGTGCTTGGAAATTTGACAAACAGTCTCTGAGTGTTAATTTCGGAATTGAAGGTGAAGTGCATCCAAAAAGTCCATTGCATTGGATGCCACCTAATTCTCAAATTGAATACTATGGTCGTTGTATGGGTCAAACAACATCTAAAACTGATGTGAAAGTTACAAAGATTTCGCATCTGATAACAGAGGTAATGAATGAACCTAATATATGGCGTCCTCCCAAGCTCAAACCTGAATGGTATGGTTGGCAAAAATGTCTCTCCAATATGGCAAATCCAGCACGTTCTTTCAGTCCAGATCTATTAGACCTGGCAATCCTGGATTATAAGGAGTCACTAGAGGAGATATTCCGTTCTGACATTATTGGCGAAGTGAAACCCTTGAGCGATGAAGAGAACATACTTGGTGTGCAGGGCAAGAAGTTTCTAGACGCTATCAAGATGGCAACTTCTATTGGGTATCCACTTACGGGACCCAAGAGGAACTTCATCATTGAAAAACTCAACAAAGATGGCACGGTCACACGTGACTTCATCCCTTTAGTTTGGGAAGAAATCACTCGTTGTGTGGAGTGCTACAAAAAAGGTTGGAGAGCTTATACTGTCAGTAAAGGTTGCAAGAAAGATGAGATTTTGGCGAAAGAGAAATGTAGGATATTCTTTGGAAATCCAATAGCTTTGACGTTTCTCATCAGGAGGTATTTCCTTCCTCTAATACGTGTTTTACAACTTTTTCCACTCAAGTCTGAGTGTGCCGTAGGGATCAATAGTCATGGCCCTGAATGGGAAGAGTTGGATAAGTTCGTTCGAAAGTATAAACATTTAATTGGAGGAGACTATGGGAAGTATGATCAAAAATTACCAGCCCAGTTAATTTTCGCTGCGTTGCGCATTCTCATTGATATGGCCAAAATTTGTGGTTATTCTGAAGAAGATATCCGAATAATGGAGGCCATGACGGGTGATATTGTTTTTGCCATGATAGCATTCAATGGAGATCTTATTGGATTGACTGAAGGTTCGCATATTTCAGGCAATTCATTGACAGTCATCATTAATGGCATATGCGGGAGTCTCAATTTGAGATGTGCTTTTTACTCATTGTACGCTCCCAAATCATTTGATGAAAGAATTCCATTTAGAGAAGTTGTGGCACTCATCACCTATGGGGATGACAATATGGGTTCGGTAAAGGAAGGTTTTGAGGATTTCAATACGTCATATATCTAAATTCCTAGAGAAGTATGGTCAGACGTATACTATGCCTGATAAAGAATCAGAACTTGTTCCGTTTTTGGTTGATGAAGATTATGAGTTCCTCAAAAGAGTGAGCAGATATTGCCCTAAGAAGGGGGCTACTGTGGGGGCTCTATTGGAAAAATCTATATTTAAGATGTTACATTGTTATATGTATTCCAAGAAGAAATGTGGTCATACCGAAGAATGGGCTTGTGCTCAAAATATAGATAGTGCCTTACGTGAATGGGAGAACCATGGTGAGGAGATTTATGAGCGCAGGCGAGCGCAACTTAAGGAGGTGTGTTCTAAAATACCTGTAGTTGGCTCCTTGTGTCTTCGGCTTGACACAGATTATGATACTTGTG